GGAGCCTACCCCGATATCTACGCTGACCTAGCAAGTGCATCCGCACCATCAGTCAACGACTTCAGAGCAGCCTTCTCGCTGCAACGTTATCAAGAAGCACGAGCCCGTTACGGATCTCGCTTCACCGAATACCTTCGCTACCTGGGTGTCACACCCTCAGACTCTCGACTGCAACGGCCCGAATTCCTCGGCGGCGGCACCAGTCGGCTAAACTTCTCCGAAGTACTCCAAACTGGCCCGTCCGATACAACCGGCGGCCCAGAAGACCCAACCGGAATCGGTGACCTATTCGGACACGGCATAGCCGGAGTCCGAGGCAACCGTTACCGGAAATTCTTCGAAGAACACGGATATATAATCAGCTGCATGTCGGTACGACCAAAAGCCCTATACCTGAACGGAATCCACCGTGACTGGCTCAAAACCACTAAGGAAGACTACTATCAAAAGGAACTCACCAACCTGGGCCAACAAGAGGTGTACCAAGCAGAGCTGTACGCCGAAAACGAACGCGATATCTTTGGTTTCCAAGATCGCTACCACGAATATCGTAGTCACCCATCCCAAATCGGCCAGGACTTTCGCGACACACTTAATGCGTGGCATCTCGGCCGCGAACTACAAGCTGATGTAACACTCAACGAGGATTTCATTAACTGCGACCCGTCAAAGCGCATATTTCAAATCACGGATGAAGAAATTGACTCCCTCTGGTGCATGATCAATCACCACATCGTTGCGAGGCGTCTTGTGCCTAAACGAGCCAACCCAAGGATAATGTAATGGAAATACCAAAACGCTACGGAAATCCAAACGGCGACCCTGAGATGCTGGACACAACCCCAATCGAAATGCCCCTGGGAGCCATGCAACCCACACCAATCCACGAACTGATCGCAAGAATGGTCCGACAAGCGGTAGCGGAGGAAACCGACGAGGACCCCGAATCCTTCAACGAGGCAAACGACTTTGAAGAAGAAGACGACACCCTGCTCGACATGTCACCGTATACGCTCATGGATCAAGAACCGGACCAATGGGACGGGATCATGGAATTCGACCCACCAGAACCCACCCCACCACCGGAACCGAAACCGAACGGCGACCCGCCCAACCCGAACGCGGAGGAGACGATAACGCCATAGGCGCATAACCATATGCCAACTAGGGGAACCCAAAATCCCCGAACAGCACCAGGCCCCCTGAGAAGCTCTCAGGGGGCCTTTTTTACACATTGCAGTATTGTCCTTGTTATATACTGCAATTACCCAGTATCATCCCCTCATGCGCTGCTACTCAGGAATCAAAGTAAAGGACCGGATAGTCCCCTGTCGGCAATGCTATCCCTGCCGAATCAACATAGGACGCCAATGGACCTCCAGAATCCTGCTGGAGCAGAAATACAACCCCACATACAGCCTATTCGTCACCCTGACCTATGACAACGACCACCTCCCGAGAGAAATCGACGTCGACGGGGCACCCGTCGAAAGTCTTAAAAAAAAGCAATTCCTTCAATGGATCAATAACTCCGCCAGGAAATTTCCATATCGCTATCTTGCGGTCGGGGAATATGGTGACGACAGCGGAAGGCCGCACTATCACATGGCGGCATTTCCTAAATACTGCGTTGACCCGTACAGAGCGAGAGAAGTTTTCGACGATCTCTGGCCCTACGGCCGCACGCAGGTGGCTGAAATCAACGATGCGCGAGCGAAATATCTGGCTGGTTACTCCGTCAAAAAACTCACTTCGGCTGACGACTGGAGACTTAAAGGCAATCAACAACCCGAATTTCGAACCAGCAGTAAGAACCCACCTATCGGGGCTGCCTGCATACCGTTTTTGGTCAATCATTACCGTAAGAGCAAAAATAAAGAACTGTACAAAATGCGAGGCGATATTGACCGCACATTCACAATCGCTCGCCAACCCTTCACGCTCACGAAATACATACTAGACAAAACCAGGGAACAACTAGGGATATCCCTGACACACAGCGATCGTATCGCTGCCAACAGCAATTACCTGCTAAACTTCCCGACACACGAGGCAGAACAATGTCCCGAAAAAGCACAAAACCTAGCCGACAGGCTAATGGACAAATCCCGTCACCGGAAATACCGGAACGGCCCAAGAGTATAAAATGCCGAGAAGACGTCGAGGCTCAACCCAAACCCGCGGCTCGAGTCGCTACAGCAAAGCACTATCTCGACGCCCTGGTCGACACACACGTCGACCAAATGGACCCGAGAATCCGCCGCGCGTTCAAAGAACGCGACAAAGTCTGCGCCGGAAACCTGACCAACAGAGGACCTCGCGGTCCCAAACGGCCCAAGATACCGGCCGTGAAAGAACACAAACTATGCCGGATCGATTACCAGACCGGCGAAATAAACTGCACGCATCACCCCTTAGGACAAAAGGGCGGCCCCCCAAAAGGGCCGCCAACAGACGAGTGCAGAATCCGCGCCTGCCCACACGCAGAGATAATGAGGACGCGTCTTCGAAAAAGACTACGCCAGTATGCGCCCGAAGCAAGGCGAGCCGGCGAGCTGTACTTATCGCGGTGGGAAAAGGCGGAATAAACAATCAACGTAACTACAGGAAACACAAAAAATGTTAGGCAACCTACTAGACTTCGCTGGAGGCTTAATGGCCCGCAGCGATCAACGCAAAGCAAACGCCCAAAACCAGGCTAACTTTAAACAATCACAGGCCCAGGCCCAGGGACAATTTGATTCGCAAATGGACCAATCAGTACAGCGTCGGGTATCCGACGCACAAAAAGCGGGTATTCACCCGTTATTTGCAATGGGAGCATCCGTAGGAGCATCCCCAACCCTTCAATCTGGCAACGCACCCAGAGTACAGACCGGCTCCGGCATGGGCGACGCCCTAGCAAGGGTCGCCGACCGGATCGGTCAATCAGCAATGAACAAAGCATCAGCAAACCGCGACGAAGCAGAGGCAGCCCTGCTAAATTCACAGCGGAAAAAATTAGAACAGGACTTCGTATCACGAGGACACGACGGTGCATCCGTCACCACCACACCATATCCCGACCCTGGAGAAGACGTAGTCTTCGGCCCAGCGGAATACGTGAACCCAATGGTGAACACATCAAAAGCAACCGGAATAGAATCCGGCACCCACCCCGGCACAATCGATGTAATGACAACCGATGGCCGGAAAGTAAACATCCCGTCACCGAACATCGGCCTGGACGAAGTAGCCCAAATCGACTACGTTTACCAACGAGCAATACACAAAGGCACAGATGTAATGATGGCCATTGACCAGAAAATGCGTCAACTGGGCAAACAATTCACCAAAGAACAATGGACCAAGCTTAAGAAAGCCCTATCAGGAGGCAAACGATGAGAAAACGCTATGGAAAAAAACGCAGCTACACCGGCCGTCGCGGCCGCAAAAGCAATCGCAAGTTCGCTAGCTCTCGCGGTAAGCGTGGCATGCGTACCCCTCGACCCGGAAAAATCGGATACAGACTTTAGGATACTCACCAATGAAACGATCAAAACATACACTCTCGCACTACCGAATGGCCACAACAGACATGGGGAAACTTGTACCTATTGGCTGTGTGCCTGTGCTACCGGGAGACACTGTACAGCACCACACAACAGCGCTTGTACGCGTATTACCACTGAACACCCCTGTTATGCACCCGGTCAACGTCCGGATTCACCACTTCTACGTGCCGAACCGAATCGTTAATCCCACCTGGGAAGACTTCATCACCGGAGGCGAAGATGGAACACCCGTACCCCTGCCGACTATTGAAACGACTGACGACAAAAAGTCAGTCCTCACGTATCTCGGACTTCCTCCAATCGCTGGAGTCGATGTTTGCTCCATGCCAGTCAAGGCATTCAACGCAATCTACAACGAGTACTACCGAGATCAGGACCTCATCCTCAAGCGAGATGAGGACGACATCACCATCCCCCAATGCGCCTGGGAGAAAGACTACTTCTCCACGGCCAGACCCTGGACCCAAAAAGGCCCGGATATTACCCTTCCCGTCGGCGACCGAGCCGAAATCAGAGGACTAGGTGTTGTCGGAACCGCAACACCAACATCAGGCCCACTATCTGTCAAAGAATCAGGTCAATCAGGCCCACCAAGTTCCAGCTATGCTGACTACTATCAGGACGACGTTCTACGCGCCCAGGCTGACGGCCCTGGCGCCGGAGCCTACCCCGATATCTACGCTGACCTAGCAAGTGCATCCGCACCATCAGTCAACGACTTCAGAGCAGCCTTCTCGCTGCAACGTTATCAAGAAGCA